GCAAACATTGCGGTCTCTTTATCTATACACGAAATCTGATCAATTATTTTTTGAACTTCGGGGAAATCCTTGACTTTGTAGTAATAATAATTATTATTCTTCTTGAACCAGGGATCAAGTTTATGAAAGTAATGTTTCTTTGCGTCGGTGACACCCTTCTCAAATTCGTATAAAATCCTATTATAGTTTGCTCGTACAAACCACAGATTTGGGTAATCCATGATATTGTATTCAAACTTGTGAAACATCATATCGACCAAAGTGTTCCTCATACCAACCAGAGGTCTGAGAGGTCTCTGGAAATAAAGTAGATCTATTGGTGACTTTAAATAATCGTGAAGAACAAGAACTACAGGCAATAACAGGAGACGCCACATTAATTTCTCTGTATAAAATAAAAATGCCAGGTTACGGCAAGCAAATGGAACGATACACCCCAGAACCAACCAAGAAAACCCCAGAACTTGAAGAACGATTCAAGGTTCCACTTCTCCCCTCGATGACTCTTGTCCAGTTGACCATTTTTGGTCTTATTTTGGCTTACGCGTGGTCTGTGCGTAAGATGAACAAGGCTGTCGTGTCCACCGCGGCTCTCACCATTGGTCTTCTCCACATGTATGATCACATGTACCGTGTGAAGCGGGGTGAAGAACGCCTTTTCTTCGCGCCACTCCCAAAGAAGGAGGGGTACTGCGGTGCTTGCCAGAAATAAATTAGCTATACATTGTAAGTATGCACGTCAAGATTGTTCGTAGCCCAGATCGTAAAAAGAAGTTCAGGGCAATCCTAGGAGACGGCAGGACTGTTGACTTTGGTGCCAGTGGATATTCCGACTACACCAAACACAAGAATCCTTCACGAATGCGCTCATATGTCCTCAGACATGGTGGTCAAATTCCAAAACGTATTGTGGCTGAACGCCAGCCGGCAATGATACACAGAATGATGCGTAACATAGACAAAAGTGACAAAGAAGATTGGAAGTTAAGTGGTATTGGGGGTGCTGGATTTTGGTCGCGTTGGTATCTCTGGAGTCAACCAACGATTCCAAAGGTACAAAGGTTTATGGCAAAGAGATTTGGTATTAAATTTATCTAAAGGAATGGTTCACACTTTGCGAGTGCAGTTTGTTCACCCTTATCGAAGTATTTATCTAATATTTGTATACCACTTATACGACCACCCGATCCGTATAAAATTTTACCCCGGGCTTTATCTTTCTTAAGATTGACAAGCTGTGGCTTTATTTTTTCACATTCAAATTTGTATCCGATGGGTTTTACCTTTGGACTTTGACTATATTGGTATATTTTTACAACTGAAGGTTTCATATCTTTTAATTTGTATGTTTTAACAAAATGTGGTTCAGTTTGTGGGATTATACCCATCACAAAACTCACAGCGCTAACGCTCGAAGAGCAGCAGCACAATATAAGAATCAAAACCAGTGTATTCATTATGATATTAGGTGAGGAAATTATTGATATCTGACACCAGCTCGTGTCGCCGCATCATCAATTTCGTCAACCATTTCCCACGCCCACAGACACTCTTGTGCGTCTTGGTGTTCACAAATAGAGTGTGCCAAATCAAGAGCTTCGTGAAGAATCATCTTGAGACGCATCTGCCTCACTGTAATTTTTTTAGGTTCTCTCAAAGAGGGTGCCTCGTACATCTGCTGAAGTGCGACGCGGGTGATTTCAGATTTCTTCTTTTCATAATTGATTTCTTCACTTCTATGGGCTGCGACGATTTGAAGTTTTCTGTGAATGGGTGTTGGTTCAGGTGACCAATACCCAAATTTCTTGAGAGTCTGCACCATTAAATAGCTATTGGAAGATATTTTTAACATTCTTACCAACGACTTAAATGATCAAAAAATCAATACACCTTAAAGATGTGAATCAAAATACCCTTATGGATATGGAGGCTCGCACTTTGATAACTAAAGTGCTTCTTCCCCGTATTAGGCAACTTGAGGAAGAAGTCGCTTCTCTACGAAGACACACATGGCCGTATGTTCAATCTCAGAAGGAAACTAATCAACTTGATGACATACACGCAAAGAGAGACTTTTTCAAAAATCTGGACGATGACACAATCTTGGAACTCTTGAGACTCAAGGCGAGACTCTCAAGAAACCCGGGGCTTCAGGGGAGAGAATATGATGTTATTACGACGTTGCGGAATAATTTTTGTTAGTGTATATTAAATGATATTCTTGATATATCCTCTTCTCGGTTATCTTGGTCTCAAAAAGGCACGCGAAGATGAACCACTATCAATGACTATGCTATCAAGCTTACTGTCATGGTTGTGCTGCTCCATGATGGTTGCATACGGAGCTTCAAAAAGCCCAATAAAAACACCACCTATACTTCTCGTAATGCTTTCATGCTGCTGCTGTAGTAGCTCAGCTACAAGTAGTCTTGTGAATGACACCATAAAGCGTGCTAAAAAACTCACAGGTGGTGGCAACAAAAAGAAATAAACATATTAGAAAAAATCGTCCGTGCGATAAAGTTTTACTGTGTATGAACCAGCTTTTCCAGTTACAGAAACTGTTTCATCCCCATATAACTCTTGACAACCAATATCTTCCATACAATCGCGTGCATTATGACTCACCGGAATTGGGTAAAGGTTTTCACCACCGGTTGTGGTATAGTAATGATAACGATCGCGACGACCTCTAACCTCTTTCCCATATAAGGGGAGTGTCTCCTGTCCAGCGCCTGTCAAAATACCCATTTGTTGCATATGTCCGGGTTTGTATTTCTTTATTGGTGGGTCTCTAAATTCGGGTGCGCGTCTCGTTTGTCTGGGTCGAGGTTGAAGAGGTCTTTCAACCCGTACTGGAATTTTCACAACTTTTGGATTTTGGTACAAATAAATCACGGTAAGTGCTAATACCAAAACGGCAACCCACAAAAGTTGGGTTTTATTCTTGTTCTTCATTTATAATAGTTAAGGAATATTATTCAGATAAAGACATGAGAGTACTGTCTATAGATATTGGTTACCATAATATGGGTCTAGTTCTGGCTGAATGTGGAAACGGTCCAAAAATTAGTGTAGAATATATAAAAAAGATAAATCTCGAAGACTACAAATACATTAAATCAAATGATATAGTTGATTTGGTTCCTTTATTTGTAGATGCACATGAACATATTTTTGAAAGTGCTGATAAAATTCTTATAGAGAGACAACCACCCGGTGGATTTACAAATATTGAGGTACTTCTAAATTACATGTTCAAAGATAAAGTTATACTCGTTTCACCTGTGAGCATGCATACGCATTTTGGTATGAGACACCTCAATTACGAGGCACGTAAAGAAAGAACTGTGGAAATAGCCAATAAATATTTAAATGAAGAAATTCCTTATGAAAGAAAGCATGATATCGCCGATGCACTCTGTATGATACTTTACTATAATTTTAGAATATCAGTTCACTTATTTGACCGTTTTAAATTCAACGGGACTCGGCTCTAATAATTTCAAGGGCGTTTGCAACAGATTCTAAAGCCTCAAATATAGTTGCCGCGCTACGATTTTTACAGCACACTCGAATATTTTCGATATTATATTCAAATGATTTCTTTTCTTTTTGTTTTCTCTCTTCAACTGATTTTATGACACCATGAAGTCTCTCTATTTCACTGTCATACTTTTTTGTGATGATTTCAATGGCTTCATCCATTTTAACAATTTCTTCTTCGTACCAATCGATGTGACGTTTAAGAAGGTCCCGCTTTACCTGTGATTTTGTTCGTTCGATTTGTTTTTCGATTCTACTAATTTTTTCATCGATAATTTGAAGGTTGCTTAAGTATTTTTCGTGGTGAAACTCCTTCGCCCTCTCATGCGCCTCAATTTGTTGTTTGATGTCCATTGTGTTGTGTAAACTCTTCGCCCCAAAACTTTATACCAAGCATGCGTTCGTGATAGTCTATGACCATTTTTAGAGTTTCTGATCTTAGACAATTTGTTTCCTTGTAGAACTCATACTCTTTCCGAAGACGATTGAGTTCTTCTTCGCGCCAGTGAGGCATTTTACTTTGGAATTTTTCCAGCCATCATTAATCTTAGGTCATCAATAAACGTATCAAAGCGACCAAGGCGATATTGAACAAATGCCCATAATAGGAAAAATACAGTTTTTGTCATATTATTTATGTCGCTATCTTCCATCTTGTATATGGGCGACACAACACGATGCATGAAAGTCTCCTCCTTCTGCTGCCCTGTCACCAACATCTCAGCTTGAGTAAGAGCGCATGTATCATCATTGACGCTCCAATGATAGAACAAAAATGGAATTAATATGGAATAGAATTCAAGGTTTCTGCGATCATTTGTAAATGGAACTACCAGAATACCTATAAGAAATACAAGATGAATCCAGAATATTATGTTCATCTATTATAAAATGAACCAAGAAAATTTTGACGATCAAATGATCAAGCAACAGGCACTTGAAAATCGTCGTGA